AGACACTGGTCGAGGTAAATCACTTTCATTAATTTATTGTGATGAGTTTGCATTCGTGCAACCACCCGAGAAGGCTCGAGAGTTTTGGACTGCACTTTCACCCACACTATCAACGGGCGGTAAGGCAATCGTTACAAGCACACCTAACTCGGACGAGGATCAGTTTGCAATGATCTGGACAGAGGCAAACAAAAAATTTGATGAGTATGGCAATGATAACGTAGTTGGTACTAATGGATTCTATCCTTTCTTCGCACACTGGGATCAACATCCAGACAGAGATGAAGCATGGGCCAATGAAGAGCGTGCTAAGATCGGCGAAGAAAGATTCCGCCGTGAGTTTGATTGTGAATTCTTAATCTTTGACGAGACACTGATCAACAGTGTTAAACTTGCAGAATTGGAAGGCAAGGAACCTATCGAGAACATGGGGCAAACACGCTGGTACAAAGAGGTTAATCCTCAATGCACATATCTTGTTAGTCTTGATCCAAGTCTTGGAACTGGTGGCGACTATTCTGCAATACAGGTATTTGAAATGCCCTCTATGGAACAGGTAGCAGAGTGGAGACATAATCTAACTCCTGTGCAACAACAGATCAGGCACATGCGAACTATCTTGCAATACATAAATGATCAGATGATAGAAAAGGGAAATCCCACACCCACGATATATTATAGTTGTGAAAATAATACATTGGGCGAAGCAGCACTTGTGGTAATTAAGGACATAGGAGAAGAGAACTTTCCGGGAATGTTTATATCCGAGCCCATTAGAAAAGGTCATGTTCGTAGATTTAGAAAAGGATTTAATACAACACACAAAACTAAAATTACAGCCTGTAGCGGTTTAAAAAGAATGATCGAGCAGAATAAGATGGTTATAAACAGCAAACCCTTAATATCAGAGCTAAAAACCTTTGTAGCAAACGGTGTTGGGTATGGAGCAAAAACAGGGGAACACGACGATCTTGTCAGTGCGTGCCTGCTCATAGTGCGTATGGCCAATCAATTGGCTGATTGGGATCCAAAAATATATGAAAGATTAACCGAAAGATTGCAGGAGGACCAGTTCCCAATGCCTATATTCATATCAAGGGGTTTTTGATAAATACTTTACTATGGATGCAACCGATAATATAGCAACGGATCTTTTTTACAAAGTTAGAAGCAGATTCACCGGATTAAAATTGGGTAATGGTTCAGGAGAGATCACGATCAATCCAGAAGATGCCCGTTTCTTTGATTTTGACTATGTCGAAGAGGATAAAACCATAGGACACATGAGTATCAGCCTTGCTGAACCAAATTCCATGAAAGTTTACTTTTCAAATGGAATCACAGAAGGTATGAATGATACACAAAAGGATAATTGGTACAAGTTTTTAAGAGAACTGCGAGGATTTGCAAAGCGCAGATTACTCGCGTTTGACACAAGAGACATTGCAAAGGATAATCTTGATACAAGAGATTATGCCTTTTTAAGTCAATATGCTGTGCCTAAACAAACAAATGATACAATTACAAAACCTGTCGGAGAGAATGTAATGAATGAAAGTAATTTGTATGGAACCAAGACACAGAGTTTCCAGAAATTATTAGATACAAGATTAATAATTAAGCACAGCAAGACACTTGCTGATGACCATGAGCAAAGACCAGGAGACAGAGCAAGAAATATTTCTGCACTGTTTGTTGAAAATCAGGAAGGAGAAAGATTTAAGTATCCTTTCATTCACCTTGCAGGTGCCAGAGCAATGCAAAGACACGTTGCTAACGGTGGATTACCATATGATGAAATTGGAAAAAGCATCATTGGCATGAGTGAAGAAATTGCACAGTTAAAAAGTTTTACAAATTACTGTGTTCGCAACGACTTAATGAACTCCGACACAAATAGTCTTGTTGAACGCAGCCAAGAACAATTACAAAATCTTAGAGACAGCATTGCAAAATTATCAAAACAAACTCACTATGAGGCATATAAAGAAACATTCCAAACACCAGAGGCAATGGAAGTTCCAGACGATGTGATGGAACAACTTAAAGAAAAATTTACGGTTAAATCATTCAAGGAAGATTTAACTTCAGTATTCCCAGTTCTTTATAAATTAATGAAAGAAGAAGAAACAGTAGGCTATGACGACATAGTCGAAATGACAGGGAACAAAGTAAACGAAGGCGGAAATGCTTGGGATATGGCAGTTACCGATGCTGAAGGCGAAGTATTAGATTCTGGTTCGGATGAGGAAGCAATTCAAAGATTAGAAAAATTAAAATATGGTGATGATGCTGAGCCTGATGAACTTTTTGCCAACAAGGTCATAGATGATATGATTGAAAAGGTAAAAGAAATGGGCTTGGACAAAGTTCAACACGAATTAGACATGAGAGAAAGTTCCGATGATTATTTTAAAAAGTTTGAAGATTGGGCAACAGGGTTAGGCGAGGATTCACCGATTCAAAGCAGTGATGACGAAGAAAGATCCCAAGCAATTCGTGAATTACAAGAACTTGTTGGAAATGAGTTTCCTGCAGGAACTGACGGTGTGAATGCCATAGAAAGTTTAAAAGGCATTATTGAAGATCCAAGATTAGAAAAAGACATTAAAGATTATGCAAAGGAAGATTCTAATTCAGACGTAAGACCTTTGGTAAAAGCATGGATTGAAGAAAATGCTCCAGAATCGATAGACGAATTAGATTTTGGCGACATGTCCAATGAACCTGCTGTTGGAGCAGATGACATTGAGCCACAACAGGAAGCATCAGGCTACGAAGGACAATCTGAACCACAGAAACATCATATAAGAGTTTCAGGTGACTTTGATCCTGAAAAAGGCATCAGCGAAAAAGACGCAAAAGAAATTCAAGACTCTCTTGAATCACAGGGGATAAATGCATCAGTCGAACCAAGCGAAATGGACTATGCAAGTGTAATCATTCATACAATGAAATCAAAGGAGACCATAATGGACGCACTTGAAAAATCAGGTTATGATCTTGACGAATCTGCGATGTCCGAGGAACAAATTAACGAGTTCTGGGGAGCAATAGGAAGAGCAGCATTCTCAGGATTATCTAAATTAGGAAATGTATTAAAAGGCGGAGCAGGGAAACTTAAAGAACCAGCAAAAGATGCTCTTAAGAAAATTCCAGATATTGCTAAAGGTGGAACATCAATTGCAGGCAAGGGAGTTAACATTGCAGGCAAGGGAATTGCAGGAGTTGGTAACGTGGTTGCTAAGAATCCTGGAACAGCACTTGCAGTTGGCGGCGGCGCATACATGGCAAACAAAGTAGGCGATGCTGTTGATTACGTTAAGGGAGCAGGCGATAAAGTTTGGAATTCAGTTGATCAAGCCAAAAATGAAATAACAGACATGGTAGGAGATGCTGTGGATGGTTTCAGTCTAAGTAATATTGCGGATTTGGCTGTTAAGTATGCACTACCAGCAGGAATGGTAATTGCTGCACTATATGGTGGTAAGAAAATACTTGACTGGGTTTTTGATGATTATCAAAATGACGAAACTCCGGTTGAAGGAAATGAGTTTGCTAAAAAAGTTCAGGACCTAAAATCACAGGGCGCAAAGAAAGGAACTAAGTTTAAGACATCAGATGGCGAAGAACACACGCTTGAGGATGTTGCTAAATTTATTCATTCATTCTATGATAGAAATACAGGCACTTTCCCTAAGGGACCAGAAGGCGTATGCACAATGGTTGATAAAAAGTTCGGAGAACAGGCTGGAACAATTGCACGCAAAATGGTAGAGCGCATGGCTCCTGCACAGGAACGTGGTGCTGAAGAAATTGAAGAACTGTCAAGAATTAAACAACTTGCAGGAATGTAGTTGGATAAAGAGGAAGTTTAGATCACCTAAACTTCCTCCCAGCGAACAACCCACTCCGGGACACCAAACACCCAAAAGATAGTAATTAGAAAATTTTAATGATTTTCTTTATTGATTTTTTTCTCTTTTAGTCTATAATAAAGTATAAGTAAGAGTGTAAGATTCATTCTTACTCGTAATACTCAAGTTGGACCTTTGCATTTGCATCTCCAACGATCTGTCTTACATTATATTAACTTTACTTTAAGGAGAAATATTATGTGGACAAAACCATCAGCAACAGAAATGAGATTTGGTTTCGAAGTTACAATGTACGTTTGCAACAAGTAAGTTCGACTCAATCCATTTCAATGGACTGGCTAACACATGGGTTTAGATGTACATGTCCTATATGTTCAGCCAAATAAGAAGTGATGCCTCTACTTACAAAGTAGGGGCATTTTTAATAAACGTTCTCAAAAGGAATTATATGAAAAATAAATTAGTAACAGTTGTTTCAGTAATAGTTATAGTAGCAATGTCTGGATTGGTGTATTCTGCTAAGAAAGATGGTAGACAGCATGAATTAGAAAGAGCAGTTCGTTTACAGACTCTAACAAACATGGCGTTGAACAATAAGAATTATGAACTTGCCTGCAAAGCACAGCATGAAGTAACTGATTCAATTATTCGTGCTGGTGTCGTAGACGTTATCGAACAGGCCGACGTAGTTGAAAGTGAAATTTGTTCACTTGCTTGGACAACAACCATGTCGGCAATGAACTAATGGCAAACTACTTTCAAACAGGGTTTACCTTATTGCAGGAGTTGGCAAAGATGAAAAAAGAACATATCGTAAAAGAAACACCCAATCCATTTGAAGGACAACAGACTCTTGATCAAAACGGAGAGTTGGTTGTATTTTTTAGAGGTAAATGGGTGTCAAAAGATGAATATGATCGAGGAATTTATATACGATTAGCAGATCAAGGCGACTGCGTATAAAAATTCACTTTTAAAATTCTCTTTTTACATCATGCATATATATTAGTGATGCTTGTAATACTATTTGGATTAAAAAAATTCAAAAAATGTATTGACAAGATAAATAACATTGCATATAATAGTAAGTATGCATTAGGCATAAATGACATTTTTTATTAGGCAAACAAAGGAGGCTACAAAATGGCATCATTAGCAGAAATCCGCGCAAAACTTCAAGAAGCGCAAAACAGAACATCAGGCACAAGCACTGGTGGCGGTGATAACGCAATTTACCCACATTGGAATATGACTGAAGGCAAGGAAGCCGTGGTAAGATTCTTACCAGACGGTAACACTGACAACACATTCTTTTGGGTAGAACGTGCTATGATCAAATTACCTTTCGCAGGTATCAAAGGAGAATCAGACAATCGTAACGTAATTGTACAAGTTCCATGTGTGGAAATGTATAATGACGGAACAGCATGTCCAATTCTTTCAGAAGTTCGTCCATGGTTTAAGGACAAATCACTTGAGGACATGGGTCGTAAGTATTGGAAAAAACGTTCATACATTTTCCAAGGCTTTGTATCAGATGATCCTTTAAATGAGGAATCAAAACCAGAAAATCCAATTAGACGTTTTATCATTGGTCCACAAATTTTCCAAATCATTAAGGGTGCATTAATGGATCCTGAATTGGAAGAACTACCAACTGACTACATGAAAGGTGTTGACTTCCGTATTAAGAAAACATCTAAAGGTGGTTATGCAGACTACTCAACATCACAATGGTCACGTAGAGAACGTGCTCTTACTGATGAGGAGAAAGCGGCAATTGATTCACATGGTTTGTTTAACTTAAACGACTTCTTACCCAAGAAGCCGACTGACGTTGAACTTCAGGTTATGAAAGAAATGTTCGAAGCATCAGTTGATGGTGAAGCATATGATATGGACAAATGGGGTCAATACTTTAAGCCAGCCGGAATGGGCCAGGCTACGGGTGATCCTAATAAGTCTAAAACATCTGCTCCAGCACAACCGGCAGCGGCTCCAGCACAACCAGCAGCAGAACCAACTCCAGCACCAGCGGCTGAAGCGGCTCCTGCAAGCGAAGGCGGAGACAGTGCTAACAGAGCACAGGACATTTTAGCAATGATCCGTAACAGACAACAACAGTAAAGAGTTTGACTGTGAGTTCCGGCAAAAATCTCCACTCGGTAACCAGCGAGATCTCACAGTCTTTTTTACAAAGGAAAGGTAATTATGGCAAAAGCATTTGATATTTCTAAATTTAGAAAAACACTAACCAAGAGCATTGATGGCCTTGGTGTAGGATTTAACGATCCAACTGATTGGGTTTCAACAGGAAACTTAGCACTAAACTATTTGATTAGTGGTGATTTTCATAAAGGTGTACCACTTGGAAAGGTAACTGTATTTGCAGGTGAATCTGGTAGTGGTAAATCTTATTTTTGTTCTGCTAACATTGTGAAGGCAGCACAAGAACAGGGTATCTTTGTGGTATTGATTGATTCGGAAAATGCACTTGACGAAAAATGGTTGCAGGCTCTTAATGTAGATACTTCCGAAGAAAAACTACTTAAACTAAACATGTCAATGATTGACGATGTTGCGAAGACTGTTTCAGAGTTCATGAAAGAGTATCGTGACATGGCAGAAGAAGAACGTCCAAAAGTATTGTTCGTTATTGATTCATTGGGCATGTTGCTTACACCAACAGATGTTGATCAGTTCCAAAAGGGTGATATGAAGGGTGACATGGGTCGTAAGCCTAAGGCACTAACAGCACTCGTGCGTAACACAGTTAACATGATTGGTAGTTACAACGTGGGTATGGTGTGTACTAACCACACATACGCATCACAGGATATGTTTGATCCGGATGATAAGATTTCAGGCGGACAAGGATTTATCTACGCTTCATCTATCGTGGTAGCAATGCGTAAATTAAAACTAAAAGAAGACGAAGATGGTAACAAGGTAACTGATGTGCGTGGTATTCGTGCAGCCTGTAAGGTAATGAAGACACGTTACGCAAAACCGTTTGAATCAGTACAGGTTAAGATTCCATATGAAACAGGAATGGATCCATATAGTGGATTGGTTGATCTTTTTGAAGCAAAAGGTTTACTGAAGAAAGATGGTAATCGACTTAAATACACTGACCTCAACGGAGAAGTGCATTTGGAATACAGAAAGGCATGGGTTGGCGAAAAACTTGATATGATTATTAAGGACATTGCTAACAAGCCTGACATTGCAGAAGAAGTAGAAAACGTAGAGGTAGAAACAGAACCTGTCAATGGAGAATAAAAAAACTATGACAACTGACTTGTTAGCAGATCTATGGAATATAATGAGCGTACATGTTCCGGAAAAAAATAAATCGGATGTTGCGCAAGAATTCATTAACACTTTATTAGATTATGGAGTGGAAGAATCTTTGATCGAAGGACTATTGGGTGTGGATACATATCTTGATAGTGCGATTGAATATTCAATTGATCAAGAAGATCATGAAAATGATATAATTGATGATGAATGGAATTAACATATGGTAAATTGGTACGATAAAGTTTCTAAAGATATTTCAACTATACCAGACGCTATAAAGTATTTTGAGGATCAATTAATTGAAGCCAAGAAAGAAACAAACATAACTGGTAGGATTGAAAGAGCAGCATCGACCATGCCCTCCATAGTTGAAACCCGTTTCAGCCAATTACAGGAAATTGAAGCAATACTGGAGTATCTTAATATTGAATTAAGAAGATTACGTGCTTCACATTTCAGAAAATATGTTGAAAACTATCAAAGACAATTAAGTTCGAGAGATGCTGAAAAATTTGTTGACGGTGAGGCAGATGTTGTTGATTTTGAAAAAAT